CACGCATCACTCCGACGGATCCTATAGGTTGGACCCTCCCCCATCTAGCGGGAGTCTGCGCGCACCCCAAAGAATCGGGATGACACAGATTAGCTAGAAACCGGAAACGACTTTAAGCCGCTTCTGTACCGAGCCAGTGTGACACATGCATGAAGCCGACGTGGTAACTCACGGTAGTTTGTGAGGTCATCACATCGTTCCCGGTCTCAGGACGGATATCACTTGTCTTGAGATCAGCAAGAGAAGCCAGAAAAACGGGCCATCTCATGTCATGCCAAGCAGAGCGCTGCAGCATACCGCAACGCCTTAACTTGTGTATCAACATACCATCATGGGTTACTTCCGAGACAGCAGTATTCGGAAGCAAACACCTCACCCGGAATCCTTCGATCTTTGAAGGATATGGGCAGATCGATGGGTCTTTTGAACGTACCGTTGCTGGGGTGACCTCCTCAAAAGTTGAGTGGAGGCCTCCGTCGCCAGAACCAAACGGGATAAGAAAAACCCGTCTAATCCGGCTCTTACAACGCCTGTACGTGTCCCGGAAGGGACCCTCAGACACATCTTGATGGTAACTGTGAAGCGAAAGGCGACGTACAGCATTACAAAACTTAAAGCACTCTATATCGGATCGAAGGGGAGCATCTAAGTAGATGGGCTTCACATCATGCCCATCGAAAAAGTGCGACCCACAAGACTCCCGAAAGAGGCCGGTAGAAAAGGACTTCCGTTGATTTAGACGAAAGCCTGCTGTATGTAAGACCTCTGTTAGAAGGCCTACACCCTCCGTCGGCAATATGATATCATCGCCGAAGGAGGAAACGCGCCCTTCTATCCCCATCTCCTCGCAGGCAGATTTCGCCAAAGCGTAGAAGACTAATGACTCCAGCTCGAAGGTAAACCCATTCCCCATTGAGGAAAACTTTCTCAACGGGACGGTCTGGCCCTCGATAACTATTCGGTCTGTTCTGACCGAATTCAACGCAATGAACCACTCATCCGGGAGTAAAAACCGAATGAGAAGCGTTGAGATCGAATCACTAGCAGCACTCAAATCAATCGTTGCCAGAAGACCGGTACGTGAGGCGAAGAGAGCTAGTTTCTGGTGTATTTCAGCACCATTATCCAGGTCGACACCAACACGCCGGAGAATCCGGCGGATCGCTTTGCCAAAGCCCTTCTGAAAGAAAATATTCCAGTCGGGCTCAACAGCAATGACACGATCGATTCGAAAGTTCTTTGGGACATACTCGATACGACTGTGCTCCACTAGGTTAAGTATAGGCCTAGGGAAGCCCACATCGGTGAAAAACCATCCGACGAGGGGCGCACAGCCACTAGACACATCAGCCGATAGAAACTTATTGGACGGATGAGCCTTTCGGCGCGGGATCGATGAACTTGATCCAGGGCCGAACCCACAAGAACCAATGTTGAAATGGCTAGTGACCTTCCCTAATAGACGCGATATTTTTTCCCGTGCTCGGTAAAGGACCGAGGTCACGGCTGTGTTTCCACAGGATATCGCGCTTTTCAGTAAAGGATAGCAATCTCTAAGGTGATCCTCACAGGCACTGAACTTCTCGAGTGCCCTTTGACGGCGAAGTTGATCGGCCCCAGCAGGGCCAACAGAGTATTTACTCAGGAGACTCGATGCGCAATAATCCGCGCAGAAAGTCGCATAATCCTGGTAAACCCTGGGATCAATTTCGTGCGTACACGCTGACTCGTCGTCCCTATGCACAAGGCAAAGATAAATGCCTAGTGCAGTCGGGGAGTCAAGGTCTTGCAGATACTGCATTGCAATCCCGCGTGTCACATCATCGATAAAGCAAGTAACTTGCGTTTCAGTGGTTTGCATCTCAGATGCTCCTTAAAGGTTAGACTGGCAAATCGAAAACCGGGGTAAATTCCGGTTAATAGACCATATTAAGGTCTTCGATCATCGCCTTGACGTCAGCATGCGCAAGAGCATTTGCAATGTAGGCACGGAGATCCTTACGGACTCCGACCTCACTGCGCTCTGGCAGGTTTAGTTCAAGGGTAGCTGCACAGTCATAGGCCTTCGTGGGAGCCGGCGTGATACCTGAGTATGTCGACGAGTTTACGGTCTCCATCTTAGGCACCCAGAACTTCATGGTGGCCTTATACATGGGGACTTTCGAGCCCTTGAGGGGTTCACGGAGGGACAAAGTAATCGTTGGATAGCCGGCAGCAATACCGGTAGAAATATCCTGATACTTTGCGACACCGTTCTCGAGTCGACGTGGTGTAAAGGTATGCGACGCGGGTGAAGCGGCGCCATCATTGATGGCGATAGGTGCAAATGCGGTCATTTTTAATGACTCCTAGGTGAGAGAAATGGTTGAAGGATGGCTGGTTTTACACGCTGTAGCATAAGTGCGACAGCGTCAGTCATCCTAGATGCATTCAACGAGAGTTGAATGTCGGGCAAGCTTGCAGATGGGAAGGAACTAAGCACCGTCCTCTTAAAAAAGCGACGACGCACAGTTATAACCGATGGTAATCCATCACCAATCGGCACCCATGCCGGCTGATACTGGTCGAGAAAGTTACGTGACGTTGTTTTGTACGTATACTCCCACCAATCAGTACGACAGCCAGAGACGAATTCCTTTCCATACCAAGTGTCAAGCGTCTGTAGGTAATCAGAGACTGGTATTAACCAGTCTATGACGAACGAGTAGGGGATGATCTCCCATAAAAGCCCTATAGGATTCGTAATGCCGAACTGCTGCAAGGTGCCCAGCCACGGATGAGGGTCGCGATAGCGTATAGCTAGCGTAGTTCCCCAGGTGGCAGAGCAATCAAGCCGTATGTCGGCGGTCGGAGAAAATAAGGGGCCATACCAGGTAACTGGACTCGGCGTGCCTACCCAAGACGTGTTAGTTTGACATTCTGCCCTAACACGGAAAGATGGACTGCGGGTGCGTAGATCATGCACAGCGCAGAGGCCGTCATAGATGTCCATGACAGCCAAACGCCAACCATAGCGGTACTCGAGCCACAAGTTCTGTAGGTCTCGAGATCCACGATTAACTCCCTTGAATTTTGTTGCAATATCGCGGGAGAGGTCGGTTACCATCTTTGCAGTCTGCTTCCACTCTTTAACGAACAGAGGTAGGTTAAACTGCGCGCCATTAACCCGGCGCGGAATCTTACCCAAGCACTTGTTGTAAAGAACATCGTGGTAGCCAGATAAAGGCATGGTCAACTGCGGGGGCGTAACAACTGCCCCTAGACCATAGTAGAGCACCTTTGTATGTGCACCAACATCAGGTCTCCAGAAAGTTCTAGAGCCTGGCTGGTACATGTACTCGATGATCTGCTGTTCATATGGATTCATCGGGAGTTCCTCTCGGGCTTTGCGTTTCGCCCGAAATCCCGGTGTATTAACATACGTGCGTCCGTTGTTCCATTTTGGGAGAAGGGCTGTATTCGGCTGGTTGTAATAGCCGGATGAGCCCCAAGCCCACGGATGGTTCAACGTAAACGTTTTCGTAACCATATGCGTGCCTTTCGTGTATCAGCGAGTGACAATAGCAACAGAGCCACTCGAAGTAAAGTTAACGTCATGATACGGTATCATGACGCGACTGCGCATCTGCTCCGACGTCAGTCGAGGCGGGTACAACAGGCTGTTTGAAAATCACCAAAACGGAGCGGATGACCTTTGCTAACGCTACGGCGATTATGACAAGTTCAGCTGGGGTGAAACGACCATCCGCCAAGGCGGAGGCAATATCCTCCAGCAATGTCACAGATTCGTCGAAGGTGTCGCTAGTGCCATCCATTTTAATACTCCATAGAGGTGATACAGCTTGTTGAAATGCTCCAGAAATTTGGAGAAATGCGCTCACGCGCATGCAGTCGATTTGGGAGAACGGTGCTAAGCCTCAGTATCTAGAGGCTTTCACACAACGCACGGAGCTGTTTTGCGTGGAATAGCGGGGGTTGCAAGCCCGTCACTACGCCCAGCAGCGCACTTACCAGGGTGACACCGATTATCAGTGCTCGCCCGTCGGTCGGTGTTCCGGTCCAGTAACTCGGATCGGGGCA